AAAAAATTCTTCTTTCTGGAGCACGAGATAGTCTATAAATTACAAGACTATCTTCAATCATTCTTAATTGATTGAGTGATTTGATTGCTTTATGTAAAAATGATAATACGGTTTGTTTGTTACGATCAACTAAACCAGAAGTTATGTAAGTAATAGCATCTTTTGCGATTTTTACACTATTAACATCTGATGACTTATATGTTGCATTTTGAGAAGACCCAACATTTGGATCGTAAATATAGTACTCTTCAAGATCTTGTGTTGAAAAATCAATTTTATTTTTTCCATTTACAAATTGCCTATAATCAACACCAAAAGCATCATTATTCCCTTTTTTTAATTTCCTTACATATTTAATTTTAAGGGCATCAACATATCTAATTTCTTTTATGCCTTCATTTGGTTTTTTTAAATCAATCACTTTATGATAATAAATTCTTCCATCAACATACCAATTTCTAAAGATTTCGTGGCACTTTTTATCAAAGTCCATAATCTCTTTAATATACTTAAATTCTTCTCTGATAATATCTTTTAATTTATCAGATGCTGGAAGATTTGAAAGTTCTATTTCTACAGGAGAATCATTAAGGTCGGAAACTATTGCTTCATTCACAATATCTTCAATTGCACTATCACATTCTGGATGCAAAGACATCTCACGATATCTTCTAATCAAATCTGCTTCAGTCTTATAAACACCTTCAATATCTACATATTGTCCATAAAAACCACTAGAAATATAAAAATCGGATTTATCTTCCTCATTACGAGGAATGGGATACATAATCCCTTTAGAATTATTGTCTCCCGTATCCTTTATTTTAAATCCAAATAATTTAGCCATAGTAATAATTGAGTCTATATCTATTATTTAGACTGTTCAAAAAATCCCTTTGCTTACAGAAGATTCGTTAAATTCTTCCAAATCTCCCGATCCAAGAATACTATCTTGAGTTTCTCCGTTAAGGGCATCCCACCACTGAACCTGTAAATCTACAGTAAATTCTTGAATTACATCTGTTGAATCATAAGACAAATCAATTGCACTAATTGAAGTTGGGAATGTCCCATAAAATTCATATGACTTTAAATACGGAATTTTTGTATTACTAGACATATCTTTTCCAACTATTGCTCTTCCAAGTTGATGTACTTTCATATTTGTTTGATAATCAACTGGATTGATTTGTCCAGAATTATCTTCGTGTTTGTTGATAAAATTCATCCATCTTTCAAATGCATTTCTGATTACAAAATCAGTGTCATTTATTACTGTAATAGTCCAAGGATCAAATGTTCTGTCACCAGCAATTTTTAAATTTCTTCCTCTGAATGGAATATCAATTACACTCAAAGTTGAAGCAGGTAAATTTGCTGCCTTTACAAGAAATCTAGTTTTTTCTTGTAATGCATTTGCGTCAATATTACTAGGAAGGGCAGCACTTGGAAAATTAATTACACATTCAAAAAGATTAGGTCTTGCTCCGCCTCCAGTTAGTCTGCTCTTAAAATCATTTAAAGTTCTTACTGATGGGAGAAGGTTTTCTGTATTTGCCATTGGTTTTTACCTCTTTTAATTAAACAGTACCGATAACTTCTTCAAAACTAACTCCAGTGCGAGTAGCAACAAAAGTCAGTCCAATGAAGTTAATACTTCTTGCTGGTTTGACATAAATGTCAGCTTTAAACTGATTGGAGTCAATAATGTCTGGAGTATTGTTAGTTTCATCGCAAATTACAACATAATCAGAAACACCTCTTTTTGCTTTTACGTCACGAAGATATGGTTCAACAATATTAACAAAGTTTGATCTAGTAATCAAATCATTGAATTCAAAGAGTTGTGCTCTTGCTGCTCTTTCAATTGCCCTTTCAATGGTTAAGAATAGACGACGAACGTTAATTCTATCAAACGCAGAAGCATAAGATAAAGCAGTTTTATCTCCAAAAAGAATAATTCCAGCACCTTGGGAGAATATAATTGGATTGATTCTTGTTGTGTATAGTCTATCTCTTTGTTCTTGTGATGGATTATATGCAAGTTTAGTTGCATTATTAATTGTTCCTCTGCTTGATCCTGCAGGTGAATACCAAGGGAAAGAATTATTAGAAGTTCTTGCCATCAATCCAGCAATATCAGCATTACAAGGGATGTATCTAAATGTGCCGTTGAATCTATCATAAGTGTATTTGTAACCACCATCAAATACAGCATAAGAAGATGATGTCAATGGACCAAAAAATTCAATTATATTATTAGTTTGAGTTTCTGAGTTTGAAACATTAACCACTCCACTTCTATGTGGAGAAATAACTGCAATACAATCTTTACGTAAATCTGCAATTGCAATTAACTCATTTGCCTTTGCTTGTGAATCATAAATTGTTGCTCCACCTGAAGGACCACTAATTAAATAATCAATAGAGTATTCTGCTGGATTTGTAAATTTTCTATAAGCAGTAATTACATTTGATAAACTTGCAGAATAACCACCAACATTATTAGTTACACCGGAATAATCTGCTCCACCAGATAATTCGTAAGTTTTTGCTCCAACACAATTGAATGTATTTCCTTGTGCCTCTAATCCCCAAGTAGTGTCAGTTGCTGCAGAATATCCAGATAAAGTAGAGAATTTAGTTTTAACACCAGTTGATGCAATGCCTGCAAAAATATATTGAGATTGTTCTCTAATGATATCTTTATAATAAATTGCTTGATTTGGAGAAATTTTACCATCAGATGCTTTAGAAACTCTTTGGTATTTTTCTAAAATATTTCCAACTGAACTAGTGACTGCTCCAGTATCATCTACAACAACAATATTGATTTCGTCATTTTTTGCACTTCGTTCTGCTGCATATTGAGATGTTCCTGGTCTTGGTGCAATATTTTTCCAATAAACAGTTGAATTTGTCAATCCAAGAGTTTGTTGATCATACCAATCTGAAGGGGCAGATATAGTTGTGGTTGCATTAAATACACCAATTGTTGTTGTTCCACTGGAAGCTGGAGAATTACTTGCTAAAAGTAAAGTATCTTGTTGCAAACCATTAACATTAGTGGTTCCAAAACCAACAATTGCAGTAGGTGGAACTTGCACTCCATTATCTGCAACTGTTCTTACAACTTGTCCAACTGAATAACCAGCACTTGCAAATGGTGTTGAACCAGTAACACTAGGACCAGGAAGAACAATGGATGAAGCAGTTGCAACTACAGCAGAAATATTAGTAACTGTTGATGAATTGACTCTAACGAGAGTTCCTGCACTATTAATTCCTATGGAATCTGAAGACTTAAATTCGTATGTACCACCTTGTTGATAAGAAACTTCACTATCAACTCCACCAACATTTTTGCTGAGAATTTTTACGTCTATTGAACCAACATTAACTTGTGTGATAATTCCTTTTAAAACTCCAGTTTCCGATGAAGTAGTTCCTATACCAGCAGAAGTTCTTGTGTATGATGCACTAACTCCACAACCAACAGCAAGACCAGTAGTAGCAATTGAAATCCTTTGGTCAGCAAGATTATCAACGATACAGACTTTTAATTTGTTTGCCCAAGAACCTGGATTTCTTGATGCCCAATACCAATGAGTGTCCGAAGTATGGTTAGTATCATAATCTTCTAATGATTCAATTTTTAAATTTGCTGATGCTGATGAAACCCCAGCATTTGCTGTTTTTAAATTGTCACCATCACATCTTACAACTCTTAGAATTCCACCATAAGAAAGAAAAGATGATGCACTCAACCAATATTCATATTGAGAATCTGAAGAAATCGGTTTTCCAAAAACATTAAGTAAATCATTTTCAGTTTCAATTAAAATAGGTTGATTGACAGGACCTTTTTGGAAAGGTCCGGCAATAGCACCCACCTGATTTGACCCAGCTGTAATTCCACCAACAGTTAAGTCAACTTCTCTAATTTTGACGCCAGGTGATACTAAATTTAACGCCATTTGTTTCCCCTCGTTAAGAAGTTCATTTTGCCTAGAAGTATTTATAAATTAGATACGTTACAATGGGGAAACCACCCGTGAACATTACCAATCTGGATATTCCCAATTTGGTATATTTCTAATTTTTTTCCTACTTTGTATAATTCTTTTTACTGTACAATTTTTACATTCATATGAATATGCTGACGGTATGTCCCCCCTTCCTTTGCGAGTTAAATAAAAACCATCAATTAAATCTTTTATTTCTTTACATACTCTGCATTTTCTCTCTGTTAAAAATAAGTGCTCTAATTCAAATTGGTCACTTATATTCATTTATCTGTATTCCCACATATATGA